CAATTAGATGTGTTAATAAACATACAGCTGCTATTAATGTAACTGTATTAGTTAGTTCTGGTGGTACAGATTATTTTGTTATTAAAGATGCACCTATACCTGTAGGTGGATCGTTAGAACTTATAGATTCTGGGAGTAAAATTGTCATACAAAGTGGTGATGTACTAAAGGCATATGCTGATACAGCAAGTGCTGGAGATGTACTAACATCATTTGTAGACGCAATTAGTACATAATGGCTTATATTGGAAATAGACCAGCAGATAAATATCAAACTCTACAGAAACAGAGTTTTACTACCTCTGCTACTGACACCTATACGCTTGATTATGCAGTAACAAATCCCCAAGATTTAGCACTTTTCATCAATTCAGTGAGGCAGAATCCTAATGATGCTTATACAGTATCAGGCACAACACTAACTCTATCCTCTGCAATTACTGGTTCAGATACCATGTATGCAGTGTTCTTAGGTAGAGCAGTAGAAACTGTAGCACCAGCATTATCTTCCGTAACTAACGATATGTTAGCTGGTTCTATTTCTAACGCTAAACTTGCCAACTCATCTATTACTTTAAATGGCTCTGCTGTTTCTTTAGGTGGTAGTGCTACTGTAGGTGGGAGTAATACACCAGCTTTTCAAGCAAATTCAAATACACAAGCTGGAGTATCTGACAATACAGCAACAAAAGTTGATTTTTCTAATGAATTATTCGATACAGATGGTTGTTATGATACTAGTAATAAAAGATTTACACCAACAACTGCTGGAAAATATTACATATATTCTTATGTAAATTTTAATGCAGTAGGTGTAGACAAATTTCATTCAATTCATTTAGAAATATACAAAAATGGTAGTGCTTACAAAACAGTATATTTCGATGAATATGATAATTATTACGCTTATGCAAAAACACCCTTTATTGGTGCAATGATAGATTTTAATGGTTCAAGTGATTATGTTGAAATTTACGGAACTTTTAATGTCACATCAGGAACAACCCATAGATTTACAGGAGGTTCAGAATCTTCATTTGGTGGATATAGGATTATAGGAGCATAGTATGGCACAACTTAGTAGAAAAATAAAATTATATGTAGGAAGTGAAGTAGATTTTAGAAATGATGTAATACTCCAAGATGACGGACAAGGTGCATACATTAAAGAATGGAACTTAGATACTGCTCAACCTACTCAAGAACAGCTAGACGCATTAGAAACACAAGCTGATGAGTATGAACAAAATTTAATCACATCTAAAGAAAACAACAAAACATCTGCTAAACAAAAACTCCAAGACTTAGGATTAACAGTAGATGAAATTAAGGAGGCTTTCGGAATATAATGCCTATAACTAAATTACCTAGTAGTGCATTTGAATCTATTATTGCACCTAATGATATTATCAATGACATCTCTACTTTAGCATTAAGAGAGGCTACAAGTTCAGATAGAGCATCTTATAATTCTAACTCTAGCTTTGTTGATGTATTTCAAGATTCAACAGGAATAGATACAACTTCTACTGCTGAAAGAAATTCAAATGAATTTGTTTCAACACTTGTACAAACAACTAGTGCAGGTAAGAGATATTGGAGAGCATCCAAAACTAATGCCGCTACTGCTGGAAGTTACCATACTCAATTATTAGTATTTAAAGGTGCAAGTAATAATACAGCAGTAACAATTACATCAGGAATGTTATCATCAAGTGGAGTATCTATACATAGTGGCTTAGACAAACTGTTAGATGGCAGTAATGGTACTTTTGCTTTTCACACTGATTCTGCTAATGTTGGTGCTACTGTAACTATTGATTTTGGTTCAGGTAATGAGCAACCTCTTACTAAATGGTTTTTTGATTATAATTCATATACAAATGCTGTATGGGATATTCAATGGTCATCTAATAATAGCGACTGGAACACAGTAAAAACTGGTTACGCAACAGGTGCATCTGATGGCACTTGGTCTGGTGTTCTTGATGACACAATTAATGCAACTGGAAACTTTACAGGCACAACAATAACAGCACCAAGTTCTGTTTCTAAAATGGGTGGTATTTTTACTTATCAAGATAATGCTGGAACAAACGCATTAAACACAGACATAATTTTACAGCTATCAGCAGATGGTGGTTCTAACTTTACCACTACAACTTTGACAGCTTTACCAGATTTTTCTACAGGAATTAAAATGGCAAAAGCAAATGATGTAAGTGTTACTGCTGGAACATCATTGAAATATAAAATTAGCTTTGCTAACCAAAGCAGTGGTAGTAAAGAAGCAAGAATTAGAGGGGTTAGTTTACAGTATTAATGGCATACATAGGTAGAGATATATCAAACTTATCAGACAGAGCAGTCTTAGATAATATTACAACTTCAGCAACAGCTACATATAACCTATTATTAAATAGTGTTGCCTATGTACCTAGTAGTGCAGAGAGTTTAACAGTTAGTTTAAATGGTGTTATTCAGAAACCTCAGTCAAGTTACACAGTATCAGGTAGCACGATTGTATTTGATTCAGCATTAACTTCTTCAGATGTTATAGACTTTATTCTTGCAGAAAGAGCAATCACCTTAACGACAGTAGGTAGTGGTTCAGTAGGAACTTCTCAACTTGTTGATGGCTCAGTATCAAATGCCAAACTAGCTAACAGTTCAATCACACTAAATGGTAGTGCAGTATCACTAGGTGGTAGTGCTACGATTGGAGGCGGTAAGATTGGTCAAGTAGTAACAGATAGTGATAATGCTAATAGTGTAATTTCTAGTACTACCTATGCTGATACAGGATTGACAGCTTCTATTACACCTAGTGCCACTTCATCTAAAATATTAATTATAGTTTCGCAAGACTTTCAATTAGAAGCCTCTGCAACAACTGGTGATATTGCTGGAGGTATCAAATTATTAAGAGATACAACAACTTTATATACTGGTTCAGATGACGGAGATTCTTTTGGTATTAGAATGGCTCCAAACTCTGTAGGCACTGGTCATATTCTTAATTTTAATTGGCATTTTAGTATGGAAGATAGTCCTTCCAGTACTAGTTCGATTACATATAAAACACAAGCAAGAACTAATAATACAAATTCAAGATTTAGATTAAACAATCAAGTAAATGGAACTTCTATATCAACTATAACACTAATGGAGGTACTAGCATAATGGCACTTATTAAATTAAACAATCAATCGGTAGCTCCTGTTACCACATTACCTAACCTAGCTTCTTTGCCTAGTAGTATTGATACAGGTAAGATTGGTCAAATAATTTCAGTAGCAAAAACAGATACTTTTTCAACAACAGCAACTTCAGATACAGCAGTAACTGGTTGTTCAGTGTCTATTACACCAAGTGCAACATCAAGTAAGATTTATGTAATTTTTACTGGAACTTCAGAAACTCAGGGTACTGGAAGTTACTTTGGTTCAATATCTCTTTACAGAGACAGCACAAGACTTGTTGGTGGTCAAGCTGGAGTTTCTGCATTTAATAATGTATCAACACAATCTAGCTTATCATTTTTAGATTCACCTAGCAGTACAAGTTCTCTTACTTATGGACTTCGTGCAAGGTCGGAAGGTAACAGCTCAGCTTGTATAATTAATGAACCTTCAGGTGTAGTAGAAGATGAAAAAGCAGTTCTTACTGTAATGGAGATACTAGCATAATGAAAATTAAAGGAGTAAAACAATGACAAGTATAATAGATGCAATTAAATCTCTTGATGCAGATGCTCAAGTTGTAGTCAATGGTGAACCTAGCAATCAAGCTGAATATCAAAGCCAAGTAAAATTTATAAGTGGTGCAGATGATAATGGTAGTGCCATTTTCAAAGACACACAGGATTTTACATGGAGTCAAGTATCAGCAAAGAAAGCTGAGTTACAAACTGCTTACGACAATAACGAGTATCAGAGAAAAAGAGCAGATGAATATCCATCTATAGCAGATCAGCTAGATGACATATATCACAATGGCGTTGATGGTTGGAAAGCCACAATAAAATCTACAAAAGATAAATATCCAAAGAGTTAATTATGTGTGAATGTTGCGAAGGTTACGACTGTATTTGTAAATGAAACTTTTAGTAGCAATACTTTTATTATTTGGAACAGTTGCGACTATTACAGATGTAAAAGCGAATACTAATACAACTGTTAGTTCTACAGTAACAGGAACAACCACTGTAGATAAAGCACCTAGTACAGCTAACGCACCGAATGTCATGATATCTAATCAAGATGTTTGTACTTCAGGTGGCTCAGTTGCTTTACAGACTCAAATATTTGGTTTTGCAAAAGGCTCTACTATTACAGATATCACCTGTGAGCGATTAAAATTATCTCGTGCTTTATATGGTATGGGAATGAAAGTTGCTGGTGTTTCAGTTCTTTGTCAAGATCCTCGTGTCTTTTCTGCTATGGAAATGGCTGGTACTCCCTGTCCGTTCTTTGGAACAATAGGTGAAGTAGCACAAGCTGGTTGGGATAGTCACCCTACAGATCGACCTGATTATGTAAAGGAGTCAAATGCTAAAAACTATATTCTTGGTAGCGTTGTTTTGGCTATTACCACAGGCATATTCTTATTCTGAAGAAACTTCTAACTTAGTAACCCCAGCAGACGAATGGACACAAAGTGGGAAAGTTAGTACCACACAATGTTCTTATTCAGGAACATTAGAAGATGGTGAAGTCTGCACAGGATCGGCTAATACTCGTGGTGTTGCTGATGGTGGAGGCACAATAACCAGTGATGTTTATAGTCTCATTACTGATGGTGGTTTAACCATTGAAGAAATACAACAAGGGTTTGATATAAACTATGGCGTAACTGTCGAGTCACATCAAAGCAATATTACTGTACCTACTTGTTCATCGACTAATGGTGATTGTAAAGATATTTTTAAAATTACAGTTACTCTTAGAGACCAAGATAACACTGTCTTTCAAACACTAGAAAAAGAAGTAGAATTAGATTTTAGTGGCACACAAGATTATCTCTACACAGATATCATTCAGCCTAATAACTATACTGACATTACTACACAGATGTCTTTATGGGGTACAGACGCTGGATATACAACAGGTTATTACGGAGCAATCTTTAGTGATCCTGTTTTAACTGCTACTTATACTGTGGTCGAGCAAGTAGAAGATATTATAAACGATATAGTTAATGATGTTATTGACGATATTATTAATGACTCTACAGACTTTGAGATTATTGAAATAGACTTTGGCGATAACTTAGATCCTATAGAGATAAATATTGAAGAAATATCTATTGAACTGCCTGAGATTGAAATGGCAGAATTAGAATTACCTGACTTTGAGATAGAGGTAGAACCTGAAGTTGAGATTGAAATTGCTGAGGCTATGGAAGAAGTAGCTGAAATGGATATCGAGGTTGAGCCTGAAGTAGAAAACGAACCTGAAGTAGAAGAAACAGAAGAAGTAGAAGAAACGCAAGAACCTGAACCTGAACAAGAAGAAAGAGAAGTTAAGGTTGTTCAACAGAAAGAAACTAAAGAACAAATTGCAAAAAAGATTTTAGCTAAAGTTGCAGACAGTGGCGATCAAGTTGCTCTTGATACAGTTAAATTAGCTGTCATGGCACAACTAGCAGATACAAAAGGATTTAACGAATATCAACAAACCACTTTAACAGACATGGATATTTCTAATTATAACATGATGCAGATTGATGATCTTTACGGAGGATTATTTCAGTCAGCACAAAATAACATGATGGAGAATATGATTAATGACCAGTATTGAGTATCAAGGCATAAAGTTTACTGGTGGTAAGTTTTTTCTAATCTTATCCTTGATAGGTGCAATCATTGGTGGTGGTTGGACTGGCTATAAGTTTTACGATGACTACTTGGATATGAAAGCCAAGATAGAAGAATACACAGCACCTGATCTATCACACTATGATGAACAATTAGCAGTCTTAAAATCAGAGCTAGATATGATCCTTGATGAGATTACCCTCGTTGCAGATGTAGCAAAAGATTTAAAGACAGACATGAAAGCAGATTTGCGTCAAATGAATGGTGACATCAGACACATTACAGAAATAGTCAATGATGTAGAAGATAGACAAAAAGAAGATACAAGAGAAATATTTGATGAGATTAAAATCATCGAAGATAACCTTAACTTAAATATTAATAAGGCATTGAACAATCCACTAAACAATATGTCAGCAAAGGTAAAATAATGACAACAGCAGTAGTAAGAAAACAAGGTAATAGACCTAGTAAATACAAACAGTCTATTTTATCTGATTTATTTGAAATGTTAGCGAGAGGTCAAACCATTCGTGAATGTTGCAAAGAACTAGATGTATCTTGGACAACACTGAGACAATGGATCAACAAAGACGAAAAGCTAAACAAACAATACCTACAAGCAAAACACGATAGTGTCCTCTACACGATAGAAGATTTAGATATCTTATTAGAACAAGCAAAAAAAGATCCTAAGTTAAATATGACTAAGGTTAAATTATTAGAGATTATACAAAAAAATGTTCACTTTAAGGCTGGTAAACTAGCACCTAAAATCTATGGAACAGAAAAACAAACGATGTCTATCCAAGATCAAAAAGGAAATGAGTTTAAGGTAGAGTGGTCTAAATGAACTTTGATATCAAAACAGTATTGCCTTACCTAGTGATCCTTGCATCATTAGCGATGACATGGGGTATGTGGAGTGAAAGATTAGAAGCTGTGGAAGCAAAAGCAGATTCTATATCAGCCATGCAACAAGACATAGCTGTTATCAAAGAAAAAATAATATGGATAGAGAACTATCTCATAGGTGATTAATGAAGTTTTTTTTAATCATGTGGTTATGTATTCAGTCACCCACTGTACCACTTGATAAAACTTGTATTACACAAGTAAACCAACAGGCGATGTATAATACTTTACAAGAATGTAAGGTAGATGCTGTTGTAGTTGCAAATAAAATAATGGTTGTTCCTAATGTTTATGTAACGACCTTTTGCACAACAAAAGAGGTGACAAATATATAGGGAGGAAGATGTCAAATATACTTTGTATAAGTGACACCCATTATCCTTTTGCACATCAAGACCATTTATCTTTTTTAAAAGCAATAAATAAAAAATATAAATTTGATAGAGTTGTGATGTTAGGCGATGAAATTGATTACTCAGCTTTGTCGTATCATGAATCAGATCCTGACTTACCTAGTTCTTCTAAAGAATTAGAACTTGCACGAAAAGATATAAAAAAATTAGAAAAATTATTTCCTACTATGGATTTATTACATTCTAATCATGGATCTATGGTTTATCGTAAAAGAAAAACTTATGGGTTTCCAAAACAAGCCATAAAGGATTATGCAGATATACTTAATGTAAATCCTAAAAAATGGAAATGGCATGATAAATTAATAATTAAAGATAAGTTCGGCAGTTATTATTTTACTCATAACATGAACGCTGATTGTTTGAAATCAGCACAAGCATTAAATTATTCTGGATATATCCAGTCTCACTACCATTCTAGGTATGAGTTAAAATTCTTCAGTTCTCCTGAAGCTCTTAGATGGGGTGCAACCATTGGGTGTTTAATTGATAAAGACTCTTTAGCTTTTGCCTATTCAAGAGTGAACATCAAAAGACCAGTTTTAGGAACTTTAATTATAATTAATGGAGTTCCTCAACTTATACCAATGGTTTTAAAAAGAGGTAATAGATGGAACAAAAAGCTGTAGATAAAATAAATCCGCCTTACTACATAGGTACAAAGATACAAGTCTCTGACTTTATTAGTGAATTTAATCTCGATTATTTTTCAGGCAACATCATTAAATATGTTGTGAGACATAAGAAAAAAAATGGGATTGAAGATTTAGAAAAAGCTAAATGGTATTTGGAAAGGCTTATTCAATGTACGAAGAAATAAAACAAGAGATTATCAAACACGAAGGAAAAATTAATAAAGTTTATAAAGATCACTTGGGCAACGCCACATTTGGTGTTGGACACTTGGTACTACCCTCAGACGACTTACAGGAAGGAATAGAATATGATGATACAAAGATTATGGAGTTCTACGAAAGAGACTTCGATCAAGCTGTTAAAGATGCAAGGTCTTTCACGAAAGAAGAAAATATTGATCCTGTCGCTTTTGGCTGTGTTATTAATATGGCTTTTCAACTAGGACTGCCACGATTATTAAAGTTTAAAAACTTTCAATACCACTTAAATAAGTGTGATTATCAATCTGCCAGTGAAGAAATGTTAGATAGCAGATGGGCAAAACAAACCCCAAATAGAGCTAACGAACTGGCAGATACAATGAGGAATATATAATGTTTCAAATGTTATTAAAACCCTTGCT